GTCGTGTTCTTCGAGCTACTGCGCTTCCCCGACCTGTCGTTTGACCGCCTCTTCATCGAAGGCGTGAGCTTCTACTCGGGAGGGCCGATCTCGAGGACGGGCGGCGCAATCCTGAGCCGCATCATGGTCGCGAAGCACCGCAAGGCCATGCGCGATCCCGAGGCCGGAGTTCGCAAGCTCGCGCGGCTCTTCGGCGAAGAGGTCGCCCGCCCCATGGCTGAGAGCCTTGCCATAATGAGCGAGGAGAGCATTCGGGCAATCGTGCGTGACTGCTCGCGGGTCACCCTGCCACGCCTCTCCCCCGACGTTCAGCACCGCTGCACGTTCGCGTATGGGGAGAAAGACTCGGACCTACGACTGGCGCGGCGCACGGTTCCGCGCCTCTACCCCGGCGCAGAGCTGGTCGTGTGGCCGGGGCGGGGCCACTGTGAGCGCATGAGCCGCGACTCGCGCGCCTACGGGCAGATGCTACGGGACTTCGCCCTGGGCTCGGCACCTACTGATCGTTCGTGAAGGAGGCGATCATGCAGGGAATTCGACCTCGCACAACGCGGTAGGTGACGCCCGTGCAGCCCATGCGCTCAAAGAATGCTCGGTAGGATGCCGGGTCAAAGCGCTCCTGGAAGTGCACGCCGAATCGGGAGATCAGCCTCAGGAACATCGTGTGCGCGCGCTTCTTGGGAATCACGTAGGTAGGAACAATGATCGTGCCGCCCGGGCGCACGACCCGCTTGATCTCCTTGAGCGCATCGCCCGGTTCAGGCAGCAAGTGGATGACGTTGCCCGCCACGACGGCGTCGAACGAGTCGTCCGCGTAGTGCAAGTCGGTAATATCCGCCTGCTCGACGACGACGTGCGGGAACCGTGCGAGCTTCTTGCGTGCCTGCTTGAGCATCCCCTCGGAGTAGTCGGTCGCGACCACGCAGGCGCATGTGGGGGCGATGGCTGCGGTGATCGCGCCCGTGCCGCACGCACATTCGAGCACGGTGTCGCCGGGGCGGATCAACCGGGCAACGGCTGTCCCCGTCGCTGCGTACACTGCCCGATTCGCCGTGTTGACGACGACGTCATAGAGAGGGGCGACCCGATCCCAGATCATCTTGTTCCTCCACTATCGAACAAAGTGACAGGTCAACGAAAACCTAATGATACCCGAGTTCCAGAAACGCTCGAGGTGACTGCAAGGCATCTGCCAGAAGCCCCGCCCGGGCAAGACCCACCACTTTGGCCACAGACCTTGCCTGACAGTTGATCGACCGCTCCGGATTATGCTCAATATCGGTGAATGCATCGAACATCATAACCTGCTCAACGAGCTTGTCATGACGACAGAGCGCAGACGCGTACAACCAGTCGTAAAAATAAGTCTTCGGCTCTAACGGGAATTCATGTGCAAAATACTTGAAACCAACGAGCTTTCCGCTTGCCCTCAATCGCCGATCTGTCTTTGCCGCACGACTCGAGGCGTCGAAAAGATCAACAAACGGGCCACCATGCGAAAACACTTTTGAAGCCTGGAAAGCACATTCAACACTGTAACTTCCACGTCCTGGATGCTCAATCATCAAATTGAACGCGCTTAACTGAACGCCAAGGTCTCTTTCACTCTTGGACGATACCTCCAGAACGCGCGACGAAGGAAACCTAGCCACATACGACGCATGCAAACTCGCAGTCGAACGCTGCTTCTGCTGAATAGAAGATCCAGAAAACTGCTCAAAATCCAGAGACAACTCCGAAACATACGGCTTGCCAGAGTCAGGCACAAACACCGGTCTACGAACCATGACGAACTCCTTTCTCACTCAATACGACATCCTAATAATTAAGGAAAGCAAAAACACTCAAACTCTCCAGAATCTTCACTTCCACTGACCGCAAATACTTTCACACGTGTTCAGTCTGCGCAACCTTGCGCGCTCATGCTTCGAATGTGTGCCTCACAAACAAGTCGCTTCGTTCCTCTGTGAACCCATCCTGGCATCAGACTCTCTGTTTATTCTCACGCGCGTTCGCGTTAGGTCGGCGCATCGAGTCTGAGGTGCGCGCGGACCGGAACGATGGCGGCGCTAATCGCGCCGGTGCAGCACGCGCATTCGAGGACGCAGTCGTCGCGTGCGACCGCCTCACCCGTACCGTCGCAGCCGGCTCGGTTAAACGCGTTGCCGAAGAAGTCGTAGAGTGGGGCGACCCGATCCCAGAACATGCTCAGCACCTCCGTGTGCTTGTGCATTGCGTGAGCCTTGAGCCGTCGCAATACCGGGAATGCTACCGCGCGCGGAGGCGGCACCGGGGCGAAACGGGGTTCTGCGCACGGGGACAGATCCGCGAGGATACACGCGGACAGGTTACGCGGATACGGATAGGTTATTCGCATGTGGATAGGCTACTAACCTATCCACGTGTCCATAACCTATCCGCGATCTCGTTTCCTATCCGCATCGCCAGTCCCAAAGCCGGGCGCACTTACTAGGAACGGCGCGAGTGGACCAGCACGCCGAGGCCGTGGGCCGCGAAGCCGAGCAGGCTGTAGGCCACCCCGTAGATGAGGGCGCTCGCGTTGAAGAACAGGAACATCGGTGCCAGGAAGCACACGAATGGCGCGACCAACCACAGGAGGCTGAAGCCCTCCTTCACGCCGTCCCAGGTGGCGACGCACATCGCCAGGATCGGCAGGACCACCAGCAGGATCAGGAACGCGATGCTCTTCACGGCCTCGTTCGAATCCGAGACTCGCGCGAAGCTGAACCAGAGTGCTGACACCAGCAGATAGACACCAAAGAGCGCGACGATACGAACCCAGGTTGTTTTTGTCACCCACCTCATGGATCAATGATACATCAGCTATTCCGCAACAAACTGACTTGACACCCAGCCGTCATGAGCCGGAGTGGACGCCAGTGGGACCCACGCAGCGGCGTCTAGGTTCTAGCGGGAGCCACCTCAGCATCCGGCAGATGCACGCGCTTCTTCGAGGCTGAGTCGATACTGCTCCGCCTCTGGTTCTTCGGTGAATTCGAGGAGGTTTCCGGCGATGTCTTTGAGGGCTTCTCGAACCTCTGCGGGGGTAGCGTAGAAGAATTCGCGCCGCGCGTTGATGCGGTTGACGCGTCTGGCGGCGAAGCGGTGGTGCAGCTCAGTTTCGACGCTTACGGCATCGTCGGAGAAGAACAGGGCGTGGACATCGAAGTTGAATGGCACGGACGCGTCTCCGAGTTCACGAACACGATCCATGGGGTCGAGGCGGCGTGTCATGCCGATCTTAACCATACGTTCGCCGAAGGACCCGATGTTCGAGATGACGTAGACATATCCGGCGCGGCTGTTGGCCTCCCGTTTGACGACGTCGTTGATGCCTTCTTCGATCTCGGCGAGCTGCTGGCGTAGCTTCTCCGCTTCGGTACTGTTGCCCGCTTCCTCAACGGCTTTAAGGACATTGAGGTAGTGCTGGCGCTCTTTTTCGAGACGTTCACGTTCGGCCCGGAGTTCCTTCTCAGCGCGCGCTTGTTCGCGCAGTCGCGCGCGTTCTTCACGCTCGGCTTCTTTCTCAGCTTTCTTAGCGTTCTGGTACTGGAGCGTGAGTTCGAGTTCCTTGATGCGCAGCCGGTGGTAGTGGAAGTTGATCTGGAGGTTGATGAGTGCGCCAAGTTTAACTATCTGATCCCGGGCTCTTTCAAGTCGGTTGCGAGCAACATTCCCATTACCCGCCTTAACGGTGAGAACGCAGTTCTCCGCCTCAGCGTTGTAGGCGCGGAGCATCATTTTCGCCATGTCGCGCACGAACTTGCGCCCCTTCGTCTTGGAGTTGTTGAAAGTGAAGGTTTCACTCGCATCGACTGCGGCGCCCGTACGGATCATTTCTTTGATCGTGGCTCGAACCTCGTCAAGCTGTTCTTTCAGTGCGACCGACGAGGCGGCGGGACTTTCGTAGTCGGTCCACCCGACATCGAGCATCTTGATGCCCTCGTCGTAGCGGATCCCGAGGGCGCGCAGCTCTTCCTTCTGTTCCACGGTCTTCGCTGTGACACGCGCGAGTGTCGCCTCGCTCCTATCGACTTCCTTGTTGATATCGCGAAGGCGCTTCTCCGCGGCTGCCTGCTCCTGAGCGAGTTGCGTGGCATACTGCGCGTGCTGCTGGTGGAGAGACGCGATAGCGGCTTCCTGCTCTTGGCGCGTCTGCTCGACGAGGGCGCGCATTCTCGTAATCTCGCCGCCACCTGCCCGCTCAATGAGGCCCGACAGCTCGGCGATGGTGCGTTGCGCGTCGTTGTACTGTTGTTCCCCAATCGCGAGTTTCTGCTGCAGTTCTGCGATTTGTTTGCCTCCGAAGATGGGCATGGCTTCTTTGCCTCCTCATACGTTGTATGACGTGTTGCACCGTACCAGTGACGGTTTTCTGGGACAAGCATACCCATGTGCTGAGCATGAGCGTCGCCTCGTCGACAAGGAAAACGAAACTGGGAACTTGATTTTCGAGATAAAGGACCTGTCGTGTTGCTGGGCTTCATCCCTTGTGTGCCTTGGCGTGCCCTTCTTGCCGTCTGGGTCCTGCGTGATTGCCCTTCGTGAGGGCGCGTCGGGTTGCTCAGCTGGGTCACGTCGCCACAGTGCAGATCCATCGCGCACAATCCGACGAAATTGGGCCATTTTCGGTCATTGGGTCTGCACTATGGCAGCATCCAGGCGCGATGAGCGGTACTTGCGCATAGGCAGGCATAAGGTCGAGATGCGCGCAGTCCAACACCATGGCGCACTCGCAGATATCCCTCTCGCCATGCGCTTCAACCTCCCTTGATGCGCACGCGAACCCGCTAACTGGAGCCTGGGCCTCCTCATCCGCACGTGGGCCTGCTATTCCGAGTCTGGGCAACCCCACCCACGTGCGGAACAGGCGGCCCACGTGCAGGATGCGTTGGTGTCGCGCATGGCAAATCCGCAACGAATCATAGGACAGCAGCGCCAGCCTAATCCCGCCATGCGCGCACACCACCACACAGACCCTTGCTACACACATCCTAGAGAACAGCCACTAGCACAGATGCCACGACTGCCAACCCAAGAAAATAACAATATTTTCCTTGCACTGAACGAGGGTCAGACCCTAGAATCTAGTTTATGAGTAACCTAGGACCCTATCAGGAGTTCACCACACAAGCTAAGGCAGCTGGCGGGGTGGACGCCTTGCTGGACATAATCAAACGCGACGCTATTTCAGAAGCCGCCCCAAAGTATCAAGGGAGGGGTGTCATTGTTGGCGTTATAGCCACAGCTGCTTTTGTTGGGATAGCAAAGTTTCTCCGTAACAAGCAGCACGAGCGTGAACAGAACAGCAGAAACGCGAAGAATGCTGAGAAGACTCTCCACGCACTCACTGATTTTTCCTCACGATCAACAAACTGTGGGGAAGGAAGCAAGCCAGAGCAGATCGATGCCCCAGAATCAACAGATTCCCCAAGCCAGGCTAACGACAAAGGAGTTAATGATGCCAACAGGTCCTAGCCACTACGTTATCCGCCGCGAAAATGGCCCCAGTTCACAGTGGGATGAGCCATGCCGCTGCATGATCGGTTCAGATCACGACCCTGACGGCTACACCATTTCACAGATGGACTTTGAGCGCTGGGATAGGGAGGAAGGCCGCTACCGCGCAAACCCTGATTGTCCAGCCTGCGGAGGCGATGGAGCATGTGCACTGTGCGAAGGTGATGATTAATTCTCAGTCTGAACGCACAAAGCACCCTCATGCTCGGATCAGCTTTCAGCAGCTCATGAGCTACTGCTGTCAACCGATAGATAAAATCCCCCGGCGTCCCCCCGGGGGCCGGGGGGGGGGGGGTGGGGGGGGGGGGGGGGGGGGGGAGGGGCGATCCGCGTGCGTGTGCGGAAAAGCCAGGATTTGGCGATCTGACCACAAAAAGCGCGAGAATCCAGATGTCCCATATATCCCGTGTAGCCCGCGCGATATGCTGTGCGTGTACCCGTTTTGTACCCAGGCGCGCGGAGGGCGGACACGATGGGCAGACAGTCATTCGGCACGATCGATAAGCGCGGAACGACGTCGAGGCCGCGCTACCGCGCGCGCTTCGACGACCCTACATACACCGGCCCAGGCCGCGCGCCGCGCATCTCCGCGCCGCACACGTTTCCGACGAAGCGCGAGGCTGAGATCTGGTTGGCCGCGCAGTGGTCGGCCATTGCCGCGGGGACGTGGGAGCACCCCGCCGCCGTCACCGCCCGGGAGGCCGAAGCGGCTCGCCAGCAGTCGCTCAAGGGCCTGACCGTCGCCGACTGGGCAGACGCCTGGCTAGCCGACCTCGAGCGCACAGCCGCGGCGGGCACACTCCGCAAGCGCCGCTCGGACCTGCGCCGCCATGTCCTCCCCTACCTCGGAGACCAGGAGCTGACGGCGCTGACGTCGGCCTCGCTCTCGCAGTGGTGGGCTGACATCGACGCGACGCCTGGCGCGCGAAAAAACGCCTACGAAGCCCTCCGCGCCCTCCTCAACGCGGCGGTCGCCGATGACCGCGCCCTCCTAACCGCCTGCCCGCTCCATACCAAGGGTGGCGCGAGGGAGGCCCGCGTCATCTCGAAATTCCTCTACACGCCAGGCCAGGTCGCCGCGCTCGCGGACGAGATGCCCGCACGGTATCGTGCGCTGGTCATTCTGCTGGCCGACGCGGGCCTGCGGATCAACGAGGCGCTCGCGCTGACGCGGTCGTCGCTCGTTGAGCGCGAGGACGGCGGCATGAGCGTGCGGGTGGAGGCGTCGCTGCATCGTGTGGGCAGGCATCTGGAGGCCGGGCCGACCAAGACAGCCGCGGGCGTGCGGACCGTGGCCCTCATGGCCTCGACCGCTACCACGATGCGTGCACATCTGCGTACCCACGTCGCGCCCGGCCCGCAGGCAGTCCTATTCCCGGCACTGCGCGGGTCGGGCTACGCGCGTGACACGGCGCTCACGCGCCTGCTCACGGCCGCGCAGGCCGCCGCAGGCATCGAGATACCCACTGGGCACTCCGGCGGCTGGCACGCCCTGCGCCACTACTCAGCAACAAGATACGGGCAGGCGGGCGCCACGACGCGAGCGCTGATGACTCGGTACGGATGGTCCGATCCAGACATGGCCGCGCGTTATCAGCGCTCTGATGAGGCCTACGAGCTGGAAATGATCGCACGCATGGAGGCCCGCGCAGCCAGCGTGCAGTAGCGTCATGAACGGGCCATGAGGGTGATTTGCGAGAAACTACGCTTGTATGTACAGAAAGAGCAAACAAAGCTACCATGGCGCCATGGCAAAAAGGACTAGGAAAGGAGAACAGCATGACTGCAATGCCGATACCGGCGCGTCGTCGCAAGACGCTAGTCCTAACGGGAGCGAGGTCAGTGTTCGACCTGACGGGAGCCAGGAGCTATCGAGCGATGAGACAGCAGCTCCCGGAGACACAGCCCAGAACCCCGAGCCTGTTGCTGCGCGACTCGGCGAGCACTCTCACGAGTATGAAGATCAAAGAGTCTCAGAGGCAGGAACAGCTCAGCAATTAACGCAGCAAGTACTTGCGCTCATCCAGGAGAACCACCTGCATGCGCCAATCGTCTTGCCTGACCCGAAAGAGCTGGCCCAGCTGCGCAACGACACACCAGAGATATACGCGCTCTACGTGAAAGCGGTCGACACCCAGATCAAGGATGAGTCGTACACCCGGCGCGCCCCCTTCGAGATCCCAGACAGGTTCACGAGGCGCGGACAGTACCTCGGCTTCGTGTCGGTACTAGCGTCGCTAGGAATCGTCGCATATGCGATCTATACCGGCGATACGCTAATTGCTGGCATCATCGGGGCGTTGGACCTCGTCACGCTCGCAGTGGTGTTCGTAGCACCAGACCGCGCAAACAAGGGCGAAGAGTAACGCATCTGAACCCAGAGAGGCCCCGCAGTCTTTTGACTGCGGGGCCTCTCCCAGTCGGAAGTGCAGCGTTGATACTTTCGGCACCAAAAATGAGGGACCAAACGCAGCGTGAAACAAAGCTCCCGCGAGGCTAAAGTAGGCGCTCGCGGGAGTCTTTTTGCGCTAAGTGCGCAAAAATTGCTGCTTTTGGGGCGTTTTTAGCGCGCTCAGGAGTGGAAGCGCGTCCGGGCGCGCCGCTTCCAAGCGTCGACCAGCGATGGAGTTATATCGAGCTCAGCAGCAAGTGCGCGAGAGTCGTGGCCGACGGTTCGCTCGGCCAGAGCATACTCCTCCGCCGTGAGGAGAAGCCCTGCTGCTTCCTCGTCTATACGCGACTCATGGGCGGCACTCTGATGCCCATGATCACCGCGTCTTGCATGGATAAGCTCGTGAGCGAGTGTGGAGACGCGCTGTCCCTCGGTCATACCAGAGCGAAGAATGATGCGGCTGTTCTCGGCGTCGTATAGTCCGCGCAGAGTGCCCGGGAGATCAGCCATATGGACCGTTGCTCCATATGCATGAGCCGCTGTCAACAGCATGGCCTCGCGCGCGGTAACGGGTGTGATCGTCATGGTGTGTCGCTCATCTGTTCGGCCTCAAGCGCAGGATCGATATCGAGGTCGAGTGCAGCATAAGAGGCGGGTAGGTCGTCTACATCAATATCACTACTATACCCAGGAACCATTGCTACTATCGCAAGCGAATGCGGGGACGCGCGTCGTGCAGCGCTCGCGGACGAGGGTGGGATGCGGCGCTCTGCTTCGGCAGTAACTGCGGAGCAGCGAATGTTGAGGGCATCGCACATGGCCCAAAAGTCGGTGATGGTGCAAGTCGCGTCGCCAGCGAAGATCTTGTAGCACCGCGCGCGCGTAATTCCAGCACGCTCTGCGAGTCGGTCGACAGTTAAGCCTGTCAGTCGAATCTGGTCCCTGAGAGTGTCGATGACGGCGCGCTCAAAGGGACTTGACTTTAGCGATCTACTTCCCATGAGGTAAGCATATCTATTTATGTAGACGCAGGTCACATGAAGTCGGCTTGCAAAATCTACAAATAGAGATTTATATAGTACTCACTGGTCTACAAATATAGAAAGGAGATCTGAAGTGGACATCGCTGCAGAAATCAAGGAATACGCCAAGTTAAAGGGCCTCACGCAAAACGCGCTTGCCGGAAAGGCTCGGATGAGCCGCGCGAGTCTCTCACTCAAACTTAACGACCGCCGCGCTTTCACGCTGCCTGAGATTGAGCGCATCGCGGCGGCGCTAGGTACAACGCCGCAGGACCTCATTGCCCGCGCTGAGCGAAGGAGAGATCTTGAGGAGCATGTGACGCCACCTGCCGGGTACAAGATCAAGGACTCAAAATCTGGATCCATCATCATGCAGGCTCACCGCGTCGACTGGGAGGGCGGTGACGCAGCGTGATGCGCAGAGAAGCGGCGGCGCGCCAGGCTGTCAAGGATGCTTGCAAGGGTGTCATCCGCGCGTGTGGGGAGCTGAGGGAAGCTGAGATGTTCCTTGACGCGGTCAAGGCTGACGAACGCTCGGCGGTGGGTGGCGAAGCTGCCCGCGTGGCCTCGGCCGGTGGCATCGCGAACACCCATGCGTCGAACCTTCGGGAACAGGTGCAGCCCTGCAAGGTTCTGCACACCGATTATGCCCCCCGGGAATACGCGGAGAGTAAGCTCCTCGAAGCAGCGTCCGCGCTGCAAGAGGCAGCGCTCATCCTCGGTTCGCACCTCATTAGGCACTGGTTCGATGAGGGCCTTCTTGCGCGCGCGCAGGGCGACATGCTGCAGATTCAGGTGCAGATGCTGGAGAAGCTGCAGCGCCTGAATACGCGCGCGCTTGAAGACCTACATGCGCGGCAGGGGCACGGTGAGGGGTGTGGGGCTGTCGGCGATGTCGAGGACAAGCTCGTCGACGTGCCCGCTACTCATCACAGGGGCCTCGAAGATGCGTTGACCGCAGCCGGGGTTGAGCGTGAACGGGTATGCGACCGCGAAGAGTCCCTCAACGTCGTTGGTGATTGCGTTGACTGTGACGGGGGCGGTCCCGGTGTTGCGTAACACGAAGGTGTTTTTGCTTTGCCATTCGACGGAGAAGGAGTGTTCTTCGGGCGCTGGGTTGAGCGCTTCTGCGATCTTCTCGATGGCTTCGCGTTGCCGTGTCGCGTTCGCGTCGGCTTTCTCGGCGGCGTCGCGTGCCTTCTTCGAGGCATTGGCTTGCCACCAGGAGAACACGGCCCCGATGCCGGTCAAGACGGCGCACACGGCCATGACGACGTTTGCTGCTGTTTCCAAGACTTCCTCCTCGGTGAGGTGTGGGTGCCGCACAAGATCATGCGGCATGGTTGGCACCTCCCACCTTACCGGGGAGGAGCCCTCGGTCGGGGGCGATTTCGAGGAGAAGTTGTGATGTGTGAAGAGGTTGCGCCCGTGGCCTACAGGGTGCGCACGTTCGCTCGCCTGGTCGAGGCCTCGGACTCGGGGATCCGCGAGTTAATCGCAAGAGGAGATCTCAAAGCCACCAGGGTCGGGGGACTGTTGAGAATCCCGGCGTCGGAGCTGGTGAAGTTCACCGGCCAGAAAGAAAAGTGCCCCTGCGGTTGCAACGCGGGGCACAAGAACCAAGAGAAAGAGAAGGTTCATGCGTAAGAATAGCACGTCTCACAGGCGTTTGCGTCCGTGGAAGTCCCTGATCGGCGGCGTGTGCGTCGCGGCGGCGCTCGTGATCGCTTTCGGCATGCGCAGCCCCGTCAATCCGAACGGCTGGCCTGAGTGGCTGTTTTTCCCGGGTGTCACGCTCGACATCGTCGGCGGCGTCCTCGTCTACGCAGAGTGGCGGGAGGGATTGCTGTGAGCGCGGGAGTCATTGCAGGCATCGCCCTGGGCCTCATCGCGGCGATGTGCGTCCTCGCCTGGGTCGTGGCGCGTGGGTCGGCTCGCGCGGCGAGCATCGAGGAGATCGCCGCCCGCATGCAGCGCTCGGCATCAAAGGCCCGACAGAGGGGAACGACGCTCCTCGAGCGACACGTTGATTTCGATTACTACGACGTGGACATGGAGGCTCCCCTCCCACACATCATGTGCCTCGCGATGCAGGACGTAATTCTCGAAGCCGAGGTGAACGGCTGTTACGCGTTGGACGTGCCGAAAATTGCGGTCGATCTCGACCGTCGGCAGATCCACGTGACTCTCGAGGTATTGAGGCTCGATGAGCCGAGCCTGGAGATCCGGGCATGAGGTCCGTTGACGCAGACCCGGAGACGCAGCAGATAGTCAGAGCTGCAGTGCAGGGGGCGCGGCTTTTTTGCCACCGCCCGCACGTGGACGAGGCAGTCCACGGCGTAATCCTCACCGCCTGGATCAAGGCCGCGCAATACCCGCCAGAGGCACACGCCTCTCAGAACCGCGCGACGCGCGGAATCACATACTTCGAATCAACAAAAAACCACAAGGAGAACGACTGATGAGACTTTCGAAGATCTGGGCTGCTGGAGCCGCCCTCACAATCGCAGCCCTGGCGCTGCCGTACGGCGGCGCCGCATACGCCGCCGACGAGGCCGCCCCAGCCCTGCAGGTAGCTGACGTAACCACTACGTCAACGTCATCTCAGGTGACGTCGATGGTCACGATCGCGGGTGTCTGGAAAGCCGATGCGCCGCAGGCGGGCAGTTCTTTCACGGTGACGCTCCCGGAGGCGCTGGCCTGGCCTGCGCAGGCCGCAGCAGGCTTCCCCCTTAAAGTCAACGGCAAGCCTGTCGGGACGTGCACGGAGAACGCGCAAGCGCTCACTTGCACTGCAGATGAGCGCATCACCGAGTTCGCGACCGTCACGGACGGGCGCTTCAGTGCGTGGGCGCGTCTCCAGCGCTCTGCACGCGGGACAACCGGCGCGACGATTGACGTCGCAGGCACTGCTCACCAGGTCACGTGGGGTGACCAGGACGGCGACGGCACCTGCGATCAGGACTGCAAGCCTGCGCACGACGAGTACGTCTCGAAAGAGACGGCAAAGTACGGCTGGGCAAACGGACGCAACGCGGACGGCATGTACACCTTCGAGTGGTGGGTTCAGGCCACGGGCTTCACCTCATACACGATTGTCGACGAGACGGCGACGCCCTCCGGTCTAGTTGAGTGTGCGCCGGGCGACGAGTGGAATCCGGACGAAGAGTACACGCTCACCCCGACCGTCGAGGGGGCTTCCGTGAAGTTCGAGACCAAGTCTGAGGCCCATGTCTGCCGCATCCTCTTCAAGTCGGTGAGCGGAGAGCCGTCGCAGACGAACGTCGCGACAGTTAATGGTGCGCAGGTTGAGCGCACAGCAACATATCGCGCTGGCGGCGAGGCCGACGCTGACGGCACCTCCCCCACGCCCGCGCCCACGCCGACCCCGGCCCCGGCCCCTTCGGATGAGCCGCAGTCCGCGCAGTCCCAGACTCCCGAGCCAACGCCCACGCCCGCGCCCACGCCCGCGCCCATGCCCACGCCCGAGACAGTGGCTGTCGAGGCCCCGCAGGCGCGCCTGGCGCGCACAGGTGCCACTAGTGACGGACTGATCGTCGTCGGCGCAGTACTCCTTGGCGCGACCGGACTGGGCCTCCTGATCCTGCGTCTCCTCGAGGGGCCTGCGAGCAAGGAGGAGGGGGAGCTGTGAAGTTCGAGAAGCACCTTGAGCACCCGGTGACACTCACCCTCGAGCTCAACGACCTCGGGTGGCTGCGCAACTTCCTCAAGGATGAACGCATCGCCGCCGAGATCGACCACGAGGAAGTCGAGAGGCTACACACCGACGTCGCTATCCGCGCCGCAAAGACCGTGCTCAGCAGTGAGCACACACAGATGACGAAGATCATCGACGCCCTGGACGCAGCCCTGGACGCAGCCGACGTGCGCGAAGCCCTCGCGAAGAAGCTCGAGTCCATGGCCGACGTCAGGGCCTCTGATGTGCTCGTTGCAGCGATGGAGGACGAATCATGAAGGTAGCGCACGTTGCCGTCTATCTCGATGCCGAGCAGGTGCAGCTCATCCGATGGGATGCGCAGGAGGCTGTCCTCGCTGCTGATGAGGATCTGGCACTAACGCAGCAGCTGCACGATGTGAACGCGCGCCGCCTCGCTCGCGAGGCGATCAGCGCGAAGCGGGACATCTACCAGGAGATCGTCGATAAGGCTCAGGAGGCCTGCGAGAAGCTCGACAACGGCGAGTACGAGTACGTCGACGACGTCGATTAGTGCCCCGTCTGCTCCCCGATAAGCGCGGCCACGGGGAGGTCACCCGCCACCCAGAAAAACCATGGCGGGACCGGCAGTAAGCCCGCGCAGCCCGACCAGCAGACACCCGGGTGCGAGTCCCGGGCGGGCACGAAGCCCGCGCCACGAGCGCGCAGGGCAAGCTCACTAGAGAAAGAGATACGCAGATGAACACCGTCAACGAGATCAAGGCCGCCTCAATGCGCTGGCGTTCGCGGGTAGAAGTTACGCGGGGCTGGACCCTCGGGTTGCCGCCCAGGATTGCGCGCGCTGCAGCGGCCTTCGAGCAGAACGCTGCCACAGATGTGACCTACCTGCTCGCCCGTATCGAGGAGCTACAGGCAGCGATCATCACGGCGGCAGCGGAGCTGAGCGATGCTGCAAGCGACATCGCGGCGAGCTACACGGCGGACGATGAAGAAGCAGAGGAAATTCGGGTCATCATCGGTGACCCCGTGGCAAAGCTCGTCACCATCGCGCAGACCGAGGAGGCCACCAAATGATCGCTGTAAAGCGGATCCGTAAGGCGCCGGCATACGCCACAACATGCCCAGTGTGCCGAACGCGCATCGCCCCTCAGGGCGCGAACGTGCGCATCACAATCGATGCCGACAGTGACGCGACCGCTATCAGCACGATTGCACACGCGGCTTGCGCACGCGTCGTCATCGACTTCACCCGCGAGCGCGGGTATGCGCCTGCGGAGCTGGCGGCGGTCGGTTCGTGGATGGAGGACCGGGCATGAGGCCGGTCTGGACGCTTGACGAGATCCTCATCCCGTCCGCGCAGATGCTTTCGCTTAATGATCGTGGTGATCGGCGTCGTGTGGCTCCGACTGTGAAGAATCTGCGCACGATGGCGATGATCCGTGCTCGTGCGGCTGGCATTGGGCGGTCAGAGAGGCTGCGGATCGTCGCCTGGCTGCGCTTCCCGGACTCGCGCCGCCGCGATCCGCACAACTACATGCCGACGCTTAAGGCGATGGTTGACGGCTTCGTTGACGCGGGCGTCCTGCCCGACGACGACAGACGTCACTTGCAGGGGCCGGACCTCAGATGTGACCTGCTTGCGCCGATGGTCGCGAAGAGGCTCGGGTCCCAGATGGTTGGCATCACTTTCGAGGCGTACCCGTTCGAGGGTCGCGCCGGGACCATCGGCTAGACAGACCGAGTGAGGAATAAGGAGTAGGTCATGCAGGGCTTGGAGCTGTTTGAGTACACGGGGCACGAGATTCGTGTGCAGGTCGACGAGTCGGGTGAGCCGTTGTTCGTTCTTGCGGATCTGGCGGCGGCGCTGGGCATCGCGAATGTGTCGCAGCTGAGGTCACGTCTGGCGGATGACCTATGTCTGACATACCCCATGCCTGACCGGTTAGGGCGCCAGCAGCAGGTGTGGGTTGTGAACGAACCGGGGATGTACGAGGTGATTATTCGGTCGGATAAGCCGGAGGCTGCGGCGTTTCGTCGCTGGGTCACCGGAGAAGTACTGCCGTCGATCCGCAAGCATGGCATGTATGCGACCGAGTCAGCGGTTGAGGCGATGCTGGCGGATCCGGAGACGATGATCCGGACGTTGACGGCGCTGCGGGATGAGCGTGCGGCGCGCATGCGGGCGGAGGCGGCGGCTGCTGAGGCTGTGGCTGAGGTGGAGGCGCAGCGCCCGCACGCGCAGCTGGGGCGCGCGGTCGCGGCCTCGGGTGAGGCTGTGCTGCCGAGTGTTTTCGGCACGGTGCTGTCGGCTCGTGTCGAGGGGATGGGGCCGAACCGTTTTTGCCGGTGGCTCCGCAATGCCGGGTACGTGTACCGGCGTGGGGGACAGATGGTGCCGACCGCGCGGGCGATCACGCAGGGGCTGCTTGAAGCCTCGGAGGTGCAGGTTCCCGGCGGTGGCGTTCGCGTGCAAACGTGGGTGCTCCCGAAGGGGCAGGAACGGTTTGCGCGTGAGCTGCTCGCTGAGCAGGCAGCGATGTCATGATGGATCGCTTTTGTCCGGATTGCGGCGTGGTCCTCGAGGCCGGCCACGCAAGGTGCCGTCCGTGCTTCCTGCGTTTCGAGGCCGCTTATCAGCGGTACACGGAGCGCGCCTGGATGACGAGAAACTTTCCGGATTTCCGGCCTCTGGATCTGTTCCCGGAGGACAGCTGGGATGAACAAGAGCAGCAATTTAGCGAGAAGGAGGTGGGCTGATGGCATGGGTAAAGATGGGGGATGACGCCGACATGTACCCGAAGCTCATGGAGGCCGCCTCACACCCGAAGGCTGACGCACGCACGGTGAACGAATTGTTCGGGTTCATCATGCGGTGCGCTGCCTATTCGGCGGCTCACCTGACCGACAGCGTCATCGAGATGGGCGTCGTGTACACGTACGCGGGCGGGAATCCGGACGTCCTGCAGATCGCCCTGGATGCAGGACTACTCGAGTGGGTGGACACTCCGAAGGGGCGGAAGCCGAAGCTCCTCGAGGACCCCGACTTCATTCATATCCGTTCGCGTGCAGACGTGGAGTGGAGCCGTCAGCGCCAGCGCGACAACTCCGATCAGGCGTTGCGCCAGGCTGTGATCGCCCGCGACGGCGACCAGTGCCGCTGGTGCGGCGTCGAGGTCTACTGGCCTGGAAAGACATCGGCCCGCAAGGGCACACTCGACCATCTGAAGCCCGGGGAGGCTGGCACTGTGGACACGCTCGTCGTGGCGTGTACGCGGTGTAATTCGTCCCGAGCGGACGACCCTACAGGCTCGTGGGACCAGTCTCACGAGCTGCTACCCGCGCCTGAACATCCACGATACGGGACGTTCACGCGCAGCATGCTCGAACGTTCGGGCGTGCTGCGCAGCGCACAGGCCGCATCCTGCGCGGCAGCCGGTGGAGGGAATGGTGAGCGTGCGAGCGCGCACGCGGCGGCTGGCGACCCGGCCTCGGGCACACCTACGACGGGTGTGACCTCGGGCTGCGCGGACGCCGCCGTGACTGTGAGCGCGCCTGGCGGCGCGACCGTGGGTATCCCGATGGACGCGGATTCCGGTGAGTCTGATCAGCTCACTGTCGAGTCCGGCCTCGGTGACCCCGGCGCTGCCCGCACGAACACCACCCCACACACCGACTACAAGCAGGAACGCGGATTCGTGCCGACTCGCGTCGGACTCGACTCATCCAGGCCTCTGGACTCGCGTATACCCGGGTACGGGTACGGGTCGGGAGTCCGGGTAGGAAGTAGGGAACAGGAAACGGGCCGGGAGCAGGACGGGCAGGCAACCGCCTCACCTCCATCAGGTCCGAAGAAACGCAAGAGAAGGAGAAGGAGTAGGAGATGACAGACGAGCGATCACAGGTGCTGGATCGGATTGAGGATGCGATAGGTGCCCTGGTCAACCAGAGACATGGGCCGGGGAGATTGATCGGAGCGTGGGAGATCATGATCGAGACAATCGATCCGTCGCGGCCGGATGTGACGGCCTGGATGGACGACGGTCGAGGCTCAATGCTGGCTCGGCGTGGCCTCATCGAAGTTTGCCGCGACCAGTACCGGGGCGACATCGAGGATGCGAGCGATGACTAGGACAATGATCGATCGCGTTTGCCCGGTGACCGGTGAAACTCTCCTCGACGGAGAGTTCCTATCTCGTGGAGGCGCTGCCCGCGTCCGCGTCGCGGCATCGTCACTTCCCGCGCTCATGAGCGACCTCGCCTACGCTGCGTCGCACGGCGTGCGCACAGGCGAGCAAGCAGGTGGCGGGGTGCAGCGCTCGCGGCCCCCGGTGAACCTCGGTCTCATGATTGAGGTTGATGAGATGACGGACTCGATCCTGACGTGGGCGACGCTGCTCATCTCCCACGTTATGGGTCCCTCGTATTGGGTGAGGCCCGGGGACTGGTGGATGGTCGCCCGCGTCTTCGCTCTGTACGAGGACAAGCTGCGTCGGTGGGCTGACGGTGCCCAGTGTGCCGATGAGGTCCTGTACTCGGTCGCGCGTCTGGAGCGGCTCGCGTCTCCCGGCAGGCAGCGTCTCGTCTACGTCGGCTCGTGCAGCAAGTGTGGAGCTGATCTTCTCGTCCGTGACCCGGACGAGGAGACCGCGGCGTGTGGCGAGTGCGGCGCAGTGGAGTCGATCGGCGAGGCGTGGGATCGCCTGCTGGTGCAGGCGCGGGAGGCTCTCCTGCCGCGCACGCGCGCCACTCGCGTCGCCGAGATCCTTACAGGGTCCGCGATCAAGGACGCGACGGTGCGCAAGTGGACGCAGCGGTGTCGTCTCGCTCCGCGAGCAAGGCGGGGGGACGTTCGCTTGTACCGGGTGGGGGATATCGAGGCGCTCGCCGCCCAGGCCACGTGCCGCTTGTAGGCTCGTGCGCATCGCTTGCGCGCGGGGGTGTCACGGCGTATGTTTATAGCGTGGCCCCGCGCGTAAGCAACGGGCCATTGCCTATTACGGTATCCGCGCAGATGACTTGGTCCCCCGCTCCTATCGGCCCCGACTGGAGCGGGGGCCGAGTCATACCAGGCGCAGGGCGTGCGAGCATGAGGAGTAGAAGTGGCGTGGGAGTCGAGCGACCGGGCGTCGCGGCTCCCATCCGATTGGGATGAGCGCCGAGCCTTCGTCCGCGCCCGCGCTGGTGGCCGGTGCGAGGCGCTGCTGCATGACGGCACGCGCTGCCCTGCAGCTGGCACAGACTGTGACCACGTCACACCAGGTGATGACCACCGAGCGGTGAATCTCCAGTGGTTGTGTGCGTGGCATCACAAGCGAAAGACGCAGCGGGAAGCTGCGGCGGCTTTGGCTGCTGAGCGGGCGCGCAACGCGCCGCGCAAGCGTAAGCATCCGGGCTTGATTGACTGACCCCACCTACCAGGGACCCCCTCCCCCACCTCAGACCCTATCGTCAAGAGCTGTCGGTTTTTGTTTGTACGGGTCTGGGGAAATGGCGACCGGCGGAAACCGTTGCTGGCTCAACGCAAACGCCGGATGGTTGGGTGAGGGCGTGGGGGAATTTAGAGGGGTGCTAAGGTGCCGTCCTGGAATGCGTTCCCGGTGACGGTGATGTACCTACCCTGGGAGTAGAACTCGATTCGCTGCCCGCGCCAGGTGCGCTTGAAGCCGCGCTGCGGGGCGGCGGTCCCCCAGATGTGCAGACCACGCCCCGAGGGCGAGACCTCGACGTAGGACCCCGCGTAGTACGCGAGCAGCGTGCGCGTGGCTTCGTTGGGGATGCCATGCTCGTCAAGGCAGGCGTCCAGGTCGATGCAGCCGACGCCGTCGCCGAGGACGAAGCCGAGGGGTGCGCCGGTGGCGCTCGCGGCCTCATACGTGCTCCAGGTCGTCGGGTCGGTGACAGATGCCCACGCGCCTGTACGTGCGCACGTGGGGCGTTTGTTGAGGTGGTTGACCCATCGTGCGCGTCGAGTTAGCTCGCTGGGCAGTCCTGCGGCCTTGTCGGCGCGGGTGGAGCGGTGGTGTGCGACTCGGCATCGAGTACTGCAAAAGCGCGCGTCGGAGCGTGCCCATGCTTTGAGCTGACGTCCGCAGTGTTCGCACGTTTTCATGTCTCTTATTGTAACGCTTATTTCGTTGATTTTACGGGCTTTGAGTGGGGGTGATCTGGGTGGCTGGTCGTGGTCCGGCGCCGAAGCCGCAAGGCTCGCGGGCACGTCGCAACAAGGATCCGCAGGTGCTTCGGATCATCACGGCCAAGCCGGTCAAGCAACCGTCGCTGCCGGTCATCGAGCATGTCGTGCTCGACGAGAACGGGAAGCCGAGGAAGAAGCGCTTTACGTGGCCAACGGTCACGCGGCGCTGGTGGAAGATGTGGGGAGAGTCCCCGCTGTCCGCCGAATACACGGAGACCGATTGGTCTTTCCTCCTCGATACAGCGTATTTGCATGCGTTGTATTGGAAGGGCGATTTCCGCGTGGCCGGAGAATTGCGGCTGCGGGTAGCAAAGTTCGGCGCGACCCCCGAGGACCGCGCCCGGCTCCGGATTCAGTTCGCGGTCGCGGACAACCTCGAAGACGACGCCGACACAGCCGACGGTGACGCGGCGCCCGTCTCTGCGCGAGCGCGGAGACGGCAGAAGAAGCTGAGGGCGGTGTAACAGTGCCGTGGACGCCGATCGACGAGGACGATGAGTTCCCGACGCTCGGGTACGACGTCGCGGACTGGATGACAGCCTATCTGCTTACTCCCGATAAGGACGGGGACGAACAGATCCCGTTCGTGCCCACGCAAGAGCAGCTGGATTTCCTAGTCCATGTGTATGAGCTGGACCCGCAGACGGGTCGCCGGGTCAAGCAGCGTGCGGTCCTGTCGCGACCTAGGGGATGGGGGAAGTCGCCGTTTCTTGCGGCGATCTGCTGCGCCGAAGCGCTCGGCCCCGTCCTGTGCAACGGGTGGGACGCGGAAGGCCAGCCCGTCGGCGTGCCGTGGTCAACGCGCCGCACACCAATCGTCCAGGTCACGGCAACGACTGACGACCAGACGGCGAATACCTGGGACCCACTGCTGGAGATGCTGCGTGGGTCCCCCGCCGAGGATGAGTACGGCATCGACCCCATGGACAGCTTCGTCGCTCTGCGGCGTGGCCGCATCGAAAAGCGCACGTCCTCGGCGACGTCCGTGAAGGGCGCGAAGGCCGTCATGGCAGTCATGGACCAGACCGAAACATGGCTTCCGGGCAACGGCGGGCCGAAGCTCGCCAAGACACTGCGGTCCAACGCGGACAAGCTCGGAGGCTTGACGATCGAGACTCCGAACGCTTACACGATCGGGGAACGCTCCGTCGCGGAAACAACGGCGCGATTCTACGAGCTGATGAAGGCCGGGAAGGTCAAGAAGGAAGCCGCTCGCGGCCTCTACTACGACCACCGGCAGGCACCGCTCGACACGGACATCGCGGATCGTGAGTCTCTCATCGAGGGCCTGCGGTTTGCCTACGGCGACTCGGCCAAGGACCCGCGTGGCTGCGCGATCCATGATCCAGAGTGCGGTCCCGGCTGGGTGGACCTCGAACGCATCGCGGACAGCTTCTGGCACCCGGATAACGACCCGGCGGACATGTGCGCCGACTTCCTCAACCAAATCAACAGCGCATCCGACGCCTGGATCACCATGCCGGAACTCAGGGCTATCGAGGACCATAGCAAGACGATCTCGTCGACAGAACCGATCACACTCGGGTTCGACGGATCGGAAGGCCGCAAGATCGGCATCGCCGACGCGACCGTCCTCATCGGCTACTCCATCAACCAAAAGCACCTATTCAAGGTGGGGATCTGGATGCAGCCGGACGGCCCGGCAGGTGAAGGCTGGCAACCGCCGCGCCTGGAGATCGAGCAGACCGTGCGCGACGCTTTCGAGCGTTACAACGTCGTCGGTTTCTACGCTGACCCATCCGCAGGGTGGGCGCAGGACGTGAAGGCATGGGAGGCACGCTACTCGCGTCGCCTGCGCGCGAAGATCAGCGCATCCGAGCCAATCCGCTACCCGCAGCGCAACGTCTCTCAGACGTGCGAAAACTTCGCGCAGCTCCTCTCAGCAATTCACCAAAACCTCATCACCTACGACGGTGATCCGACGATGACCGCGCATCTGCTCAACGCTCGCAAGTCCCCGCGACAGGCGGGGTACGTGCTCGTCAAGCCTGCTGACGATCAGGACTACTCCAAGATCGACGCGGCCTGGGGCGCGATGTTCGCGTATAAGGCTGGCCTCGACGCAGTCGGTAAGGGCGCGGCCAGGCCGACGGCACGCCGCGCTCCGCGACGACTCTACTAACAAACGCGCTGGGGAAGGAGGCCCCACCTCATGACCAAGACCCCCGAGGAGTGGCTCTCCTACCTCACCGCACGCATGGACAAAGCACGCACCAGGACAGACCTGCTGCGCTCCTACACCAACGGAACCAGTCCCCTACCGGAGATGGGGCCGAACCTGGCGAAGGCCTGGATAAAGTTCCAGCGTCGCGCGCGCACGAGCCCCGGAAAGCTCGTCGTCGCCGCGCTCGTTGACCGCCTCATCCCGAACGGCGTGACCGTCGGCGCGAGCGACAAGACGCCGGCGGCGCTGGCAGCAGCCAGGATCTGGCGAGACAACCGACTCAAGGTCGCGTTCTCCGACGCGATCTGGGACGCAGCGACGCTCGGGCGTGGCTACCTCCTCGTTACCCAAGACGAGGACGGCCGCGCATGCGTGACGTATGAGCGCCCGGAGCACATGTATGTGGAGCCGGATCCGGTCCGTCCCTGGCGTGCGCTCGCGGCGGTGAAGGTCTGGCGAGACTCCGCAGCGGGCATCGATCATCTGGTGATGTGGACACCAGGGAAGCGCACAGCGTTCTCCCGATCTGCCTACAGTGACTCGAAGGCGCTGATCTCGACTGTCTCGTCCGGCTGGCGGCAGGACGAGGCCGGAGAGCAAGCGTTCGAGGGCGCACCGCCCGTCGTCGTTCTGGAGAACCGCTTCGGCGAGGGAGAGTTCGAGAACGTCCTCGACCTGATCGACCGAATTAACTGGCAGACGCTCCAGCGGCTCGTCATCATCAGCATGCAGGCGTTCCGCCAGCGCGCGCTCAAGTCTGCTGAGGGGTCGGCAGGGTTGCCTGCTGAGGACGAGGCCGGGAACGAGATCGACTACCAGAAGGTGTTCGAGCCGTCGCCCGCCGCCCTCTGGGAGCTGCCCCCGGGTGTGGAGATCTGGGAGTCCTCGCAAACCCAGATCAGCGAGATTCTCGCTGCGACCAAGGATGATTGGCGCGAGCTCGCGGTCGAGACCTCGACCCCGCTGTCGATCATGCTTCCGGACTCGGCTAACCAGTCCGCGTCGGGCGCCGAGCAGCCTCAGAAGGCGCTCCTGTCCAAGGCTGAGGACCGGATCGAGCGATTCAAGCCGGCACTGGCCTACCTCATGGTGCGTGCGCTCGCGGTTGAGGGCATCGACCTTGACGAGACCGAAACCGTCGAGGTGCTGTTCGTACCGCCTCACGCAGTGTCTCTCACGGAGAAGTACGCCGCAGCAGTTCAGGCACGCAACGCAGGCGAGGCACTGGAAACGATCCAGCGGAATATCCTCGGGTACTCGCCGGAACAGATTGCGCAGGACAAGCAGCGCCGTGCAGAAGAGCAGTTGGCTCTCGCGTTCGCGCTGCAGGACAATCCCCAGCCGACCGATGAGGCGCAGCCTCCGGTCACGGGTGGGATCCGTCTGACTTGAGAGACCTTGAGGAGAAGTGAGCATGACGGACCTGGACGACCTCACGAGCGTCTACAGTGCCCAGGTCCAGGCTGTGCGCACACAGATCACGAAGTTCGGCGAGGCCTACTGGGACTCGATGTCGAACTACCGTGCAAGCGCCGTCGAGGAGATGATTGCGGCGCTCGTCCCCAGGGTCACCGCCGGTCAGCTCCGCATCGCGGACCTGACCCGTGCCTACCTGGCACGCTGCGCCCACGAGCTCGGCTGGAAACTTGTCGTCCCACCGCTCGATAAAGCGGACATTCTCGGCGCTCGCGGCGTCGATCCTCGAACGGTGTACCGCCGTCCGGCGGTCGACGTGTACAAGGCGCTGTCGGACGGGAAGCCGGTCGAGCAGGCGGTCTCTGAGGGGCGACTGCGTTTGACTCAGCTGATCGGCGGCGATGCTCAGCTCGCGAAGGTCCGCGCATCTCGCCAAGTGATGCGAGTCTACCCGGACGCTGGCTCGTATTACCGTCGTGTGCTTACGGGCCGCGAGAACTGCGGCCTCTGCGTCGTCGCGTCGACGCAGCGCTACTACAAGGAGGATCTGCTGCCGATCCATCCGGGGTGCGACTGCGACGTGCAGCCGCTGCCGCCAGAAGCGGCAGGACAGCAGGTCATCGACGAGGACCGCCTGGAGCAGGTCCACAAGATCGCTGCCGAACGGCTCGGCGAAGCCGACCGAGGAGGCAGGATGCCCGACTACAGGAAGCTAATCCGAGTCGAGGCACACGGGGAGTACGGCGCCACTTTGACGTGGGCTGAGCCGAAATCCCCGAAACAAAGCGGCACAGCGGATAAGGCGTAACGCCTAAACGCGCAGCCGTACAAACAAGCCCCGCCGTCGCCGCAACGGCGCTCGCGGGGGAGGCTACCCGAAACGGGAGGACTGATCGACCATGAAGATTCACCTGAACGAGCGACCGCATCTGCGATTCGCTGAATCCGTTGACGCGCCTGCGGGCGGGGAAGCGGATGAGGCTCAGGTCTCGGGGGCTGCTGCCGAAACGGAGCAGGTCAAGGACTGGGAAGCCGAAGCGAAGAAGTGGAAGGAATTATCGCGCCGAAACGAGGCGCGCGCGAAGGAGAACGCCGAGAAGGCTCGGCTGTTCGACGAGCATGAGGAGCAGGGCAAGTCTGAGCTGCAGAAGGCTCTCGATAAGGCTGCGCAGGCTGAGGCCCGCGTGAAGGCCCTCGAAGTCCAGGCAGTGCGCGCTCAGGTCGCCGCGGCAAAGGGCGTGGACGTGGACCTGCTGTCCGGCTCGACGTTGGAGGAGCTGGAAGCGTCGGCGGATCGTCTGCTGGCGTGGCGAGGAGCGCAGATCCCGAAGGGCGCCCCGGCGTCCGACGCGGGTCACCGAGGTGAAGAGATCAGGTCGAGCAAGCAGCTCACACGCGAGGATCTCAAGACCATGAGTGCCGAGCAGATCAACCAGGCCCGCCGAGCGGGCCAGCTCAACGACGTGATGGGTCTCGCCTGACAGCGAGCCCGAGAAAGGGACCACAACAATGGCTAACACGAACTTTATCCCCGAAATCTGGTCGGCCTCCATCCTGGAGAACTTCCACAACCAGGCTGTCCTGACCGGCCTGACGAACCGCGGGTACGAGGGCGAACTGTCCTCGGGGTCCAAGATCCACATCCCCGGGATTGTGGAGGTCAAGGTCAAGGACTATAAGACCGGTGTCCTCCCCGCTACTTCCGGCAGCGGCAAGCAGCCGCGCACGACCGCGCCCGACAGCATCGCTGACACCGGCCTCGACATGGTCATCGATCAGGAAAAGTCTTTCGACTTCCTCGTCGATGACATCGACCGCGCCCAGTCGGGCCGGTCCTTCGACGAGTACACCAAGTCTGCCGCTCTTGGCCTCGTCGAGGACGCGGAGACGTTCCTCACGACTCTGCTGTCCACGCAGGGCACGGCGGTGACGGGGCTGGCCAGTCCGACTAACTGGGTGACTGCCTACGACATCGTCCGCGCACTGCGAAAGAAGCTGACAGTACAAAAGACGCCGTACGCCGATCGTGCGCTGCTCGTGAACGCTGAGTTCGAAAGCTGCCTGCTCGCCGACGGATCGAAGGTCACTGCCTTCGATAAGTCGAATACGACTGAGGGCCTGCGTGAGGCGATCATTGGTCGCCTACTGGGTTTTGATGTGGTGGTGTCATCTTGGCTGGACGATTCCAAGCCGATGGCCATTGCATTCCACAAGCCGTCTGTGGCCTACGTCTCTCAGATTACAAAGACTGAGAGCATGCGCTCCCAGAACTCGTTCGCGGACCGTGTGCGAGGACTCCATGTGTACGGCGGCAAGGTTGTGCGCCCGACCGCCGTCCAGGTCTTTAAGGGGGTCTGATGCTCGTCCGTGGAACCAACGGTATTGAGATCGAGGTCGAGGATCAGGTAGCAACCGCGATGATCGCCGCCGGCATCGTCGAGGCTGTCACCGACATCGAGCCTGTCGAGGAAGTTGAGGATCCGGAGTCCGCTCCGGCCAAGACCAAGAAGTAGGAAGATGGGCATGAGTGTACCTCTCCTCGACATCGAGGACATCGAGGCGGCGCTCGGTCGCCCGCTCAGCGACGAGGAGAAGCCTCGGGCGCTCTTCGTCGCGGACAAGCTCTCCGAGGCGTTCCGACGGCGTGCTCGTCAGACTTTCACAGTCGAGACATATGTCCATCGATTGAAAGTCGATGCCGGTGGCAGGGTGTTCCCAACCCGTGCTCCGCTCGTGGAGGTGCTCGCCGTCTTCACTGACGAGGGAGCGCCAGTGAGGTATGCGCAGCGCCATGGGTACATCTACGTGTACCCGTGGAGCGGCGACTTCGTCGTCGTCACCTACACCGCAGGCCTCTCAGAGGTCCCCGCGGCTGTGCGCCTCCAGCTCGCTGACAGCGCGCGCCGAATCCTCTCCATCCCTGACGTCGCTGCCCAAGGGGCAACCCAAGCGGCGGATACGACGGGGCCGTTCACTCAGTCCCGCCAGTATGCGACCTGGGCGGTAGGCGGGCAGGCGCTCCTCTCACCCGACGATCAGGCGCTCGCGGACTCGTATCGCCCGCGACGCGCCGGGCACGTGTGGGTGATGGGGGGTGCATGAGGTGATGGAGGAGTGGAAGACTCCCGTCCAGGTCGAGGGACGCGTACGCCGCGACGAGGACGGTTACCTCCTCGAGGAGTCTGCGTCTCGCCTCATCGCCGGGTGCCTGATCGCCCCGGGGCAGTTCACGGTGCCGGGGCTGCTCGACCAGGCAGCCTCGCAGAGGGCCGACGAGACCGCGACGCTCTACCTGCCGCGGGGAGTGACGCTCAGCGTCGGGGACGTCATCCGCGTCCCGGCTGAGCACCCGCTCGGCGGGACGTGGAGGGTGGAGGAACCGTCCTCGCCGTGGCCGCGCGGTACGGCCGTCGCACTCTCACGGAGGTGACAAGTGGCAGTCAAGATGGTTCGCAACAATCCGTCGATTGAGGCGCTCCTACAGTCCGAGGCCATCAGTCGCGCGATGGTCAGCGAAGCCGAAGCGGTGCGCGCGGCGGCAGCAGCAGAGGCCCCGAAACGGGACCGAGTGCTCGCGGAGGCCTACAAGGTCGAGGCCGTGATGGCGGAAGTGCCGACGCGCCGAAACGGCACGTCACGCAGAGCTGCAGGCCGCGTCACCAATGACGCCCCGCACGCTGTGCCCGTCGAGTTCGGGCACTTCACGAAGAACGGGCGCCGCGTCCCGGCCCAGCGCACGCTGGGCCTGCTCGCAGGCTCACGGCGCGCGAGAAAGGGCCGCGCATGACGTACACGGATCCCATCCAAGTACTCCGCGACGCGATCACCCGCGAGGTCGGCGTCAAGGCCGTGCGCGTGCTCCAGGAGGGCAGCCTCCCGGACACATGGCATCTGCCGCTCGTCCACGTCTACGCGATCCAGAGCCAGGACCTCGATTACGAGCGGGTCTCCTCGATCGCCGTCGACGTGTACGCCAAGACCCCCACGGGTCCCGGCGGCGTCGGCGCGGAGGCGCTCGCGGACCAGGTCGCGGACGCTCTGGCGGCGCGTCCTGTGGTGGGCGCGTCCGGCTGGGTTGATTCGGTCGGCGTATCGTCGCGGCTTGGCGTGCGAGCCGCCTACGGCGTTGTTGAGGTGGTGGGCCTCAGCATTGAAGCCGTTCATAGGCCCATCGACTGATTGAAAGGAAATAGAGGTGGCTACGACAACGGTCGAAGCTCTGAAGAAGAAGCACAACAAGTCCAAAAACGTCCGAAAGGCGTTGAACGTTTTGGCCTTCGTCGCTCCGATCACAACGGCTGTGCCGGAGGCCCTGACCGACGCAGGTGGCGCGTTGAAGGAGATCACAGCCGAGTGGGTACCACTCGGGATTTTCACCACCGATGGTGGTGAGATTACGCCCGATGTCACGGTCGATGACGTGGACGGGCTTGGTTATGCCGAGCCTGTCAGGTCCGACCTGACGAAGGCGACCAAGACAATCAAGCTCAACGTTTTTGAGCTGTTCCGACGTGAGCTGCTCTCCCTGACGCATGGAATTGACCTGTCGCAGGTCAAGGCGAACGCGACCACGGGAGAAGTGGTGTTCGACGACCCGCTCCTTCCCTCCATCCCGGAGAAGCGGCTGCTGGTCATCGCAGCCGACGGTCCTGCTGACGACGAGTGGTTGCTTGGGTGGTGTTTCACCCGAGCCAAGCTCGTCTCAATGCCGACGATCCCGCTGAAGGCCACGGACCCCATTACAGGGGATCTTGAGTTCAAGGCGTTCGCCGACGAGTCGGCGGGCACCGCCTGCCGCAACTACTACGGCGGGTCCGCGATGCTCAAGCATCGCGACATCACGGGATTCGAGTCCGCATGAGCTGCGGGCGGAGGTCGGAGCAGTTCTCCCTCCGGCCTCTGCCCGCTAACAACACCAGAAGAACATCACAGGATAGGACAAGTATGGACCAGTTGACCTTCACGAAGACGATCAAGACGGACGACGGGAAAGACATCGTGCTCACGCGGATCACCGACGACGCAGCCGACGCGAACACTCTGCGCGCACAGGGATGGGCAGAAGCCAAGCAGGCAAAGACGGAAGACTCCACGCCGACGCTGCCTGCCCCGCCCGCCAGCACCCAGCGCAAGAACTGACCACAACAAACAAGGAGAATACACAATGTCCGACAAGATCACGCCTACCCTGACTCTCGCGGCCTTGAACAAGCTGGACGGCGCTGCGGAGGCGACGCCGTTTACATTCGGCATCGCCGGCAAGATCGTCTCATTCCCCGACCCGTTGGGTCTCAGCCCTGCCGAGGGTGAGGCCCTCCTGGTGGCCCTCTCCGGCGGTAAGCGAGCCACGGAGATTATCGGCAATTGGCTGAGCGAAGAGGACGCGGAAGTCGTCCTCAAGAACTTGACGCTCCGCCAGATGGTCCTACTTATCAAGGCAGCGTCGTCGCATTACGAGGCGGCGCTCGGCTCTGTGGGGGAAGGGAGCGCCTCTACGACCGCTTGAGCCGGTACGAGAGGCAAATAGTCGCGGATCTCGCGGAGCAGGGCTGGGACGCCTACGCCCTGTTTCGCGCCCGCCGCTGGCGCTTCCTGATCACACTGATCGACGCGCTCCCGTCGACGAGCCGCACGGTCGCGGCAATGTTAAACGACCCCGAGGTCGCGCTAGAAACCGCTCGTGCGCTCGCCGAAGCCGAGGACGACGACTCGACGGAGGCACAGCTGCGCTCACAAACGCCCGAAGTGCGGGTCCTGCAGGATATCTTCGACCTGCTCGTCGCCGCCTTCGGGGGCAAGGAAACCTACCCCAGGCCTGAGAGCCTCACCGAGATCGCACTCGACGAAGCACGAACAGAAGTTCGAGACGCCAACGCGCGCAGGGCACTCGCGGCTCTCATGCCGGGGTGGAGTCCGCAAGAATTCTAAATATCTACCTGGAGGAGGTCTGCATGGCTGGCGTGTACCAGGCTGGCACGGTCTATGTAGACGTCGTGCCGTCGATGCGGGGATTTTTCAAGAGCATCGAGAACGCGACGGCCACGCAGCTCCCGCAGGTGGCTGGCGACGCTGGCAAGAAGTACGCGGAGAAATTCAGGGAGCAGGTCTCCGCGTCGGGGAAGGCCATCGTTGACGCGATCGCCGATCCACTGGGCAAGTCCACGGCGCGGCTGCGCCAGGAGGCCGCCCAGAACGGGGAGGCACTGCAAGAGGCGCACGCTAAGGTGGAGAAGTCCGCCTCGGCGCTCGCGAAGGCACGCGTCGAGGAGGAGACCGCGGCGACTGCGGTGGAGCGCGCCGAGCGTGCGCTCGCTGCCGCGCGTGCTAGCTCGTCTGCTGACTCGGCGGCTGTCGCTCGTGCGGAGTCGGCGCTGGCCTCGGCGCGCGAGGCGTCGGCGGCCGCGAACAGGAATGCCGACCAGGCGTCCGCTGATCACGCGGACGCGCTGAAGAAGGAGAAGGTCGCGTCCGACAGCGCTCGCGTGGCGACCGAGGCACTGGAACAGCGGGTTGCGAAGGCCCCCACCGGGTGGGAGCGCTTCAAGACGTCGATGAAAGAATGGGTGCGCGAGGCCGATAACGTCGAGCGCGAGGCCCGCGAGGTGGATTCCTCGCTGGGGCGTGTAGGCTCGGGCGTATCGTCACTCGCTGGATTCGTGACGTCGGCGCTCGGACCGCTAGCGCTCCTGGGTGCGGCCGTCGGTATTGGCGGTTTCGCGTCCGAGGCCATCGAAGCGTCTGACGCGACGAACAAATTCGCGGACACCTTACGCTTCGCGGGCATCGACGATTCCAAGATCAAGGAACTGGGAGCCTCCGCCCAGGAGTACGCAGACCGTACCGTGTACGACCTTGCGGACATTCAGGGCATTACGAGTCAGCTTGCGGCCAACGGCGTGGATGGCTTTGACCGTCTTGCGGAGGCTCTCGGCAATGTCAACGCTGTGTCTGGTGGCACGGCCGATACGTACAAGAGTCTGGGCCTGGCCCTCGTCCAGGTCAACGGTGCCGGAAAGCTCCAGACACAAGACTGGAACCAAATCGCAAACGCGATTCCAGGCGCGTCCGGCAAAATCCAGCAGGCCCTGTCCGATATGGGGGCTTACACGGGTAACTTCCGCGAGGCCCTGGCGGAGGGGCAGATCTCTGCTGAAGAATTCAACAGAGCGATTCTGCAGCTCGGCTTTGATGACGTCGCGGTCGCAGCGGCCTCGGACGTGTCTCGCATCGAGAACGCCGCCGGGAATTTACAAGCCACAATTGTCGGCGGCTTCAAGGACATGATCGACCTCGCGAAGCCGCAGCTGACAGCATTCATGACGTGGCTCTCCGATACGCTCGGCGCGGGCTTCGATTGGATCAAGACGACGGCAGTGCCGTCGATTCAGAGCATCTGGGACGTCCTCGCCAACGGAAACTTTTCCGGTCCGATCTTCGGACTCGAAGAGGATTCTGGTCTCGTCGACTTCCTATTTAACCTGCGCGACGCCGGCATGGCCGCGTGGGAGATGCTGAAGTCGGGGTGGGATGCGGCGACGAACTTGGCGTCTGCGTTTGCGCCGCTCGCACAGAGTGTGTGGGATCTGGTCTCCGCGTTCGGCGGGGATGGGACGTCATCGATCCAGGGAATGGCTGACGCACTCAAGAGCATGTTCGACTGGGTCGCGGCGAACACGGACGTAGTCGCACCGCTCATTGTGGCGGTGACCACCGGAACGGCCGCGTTCAAGGGCATGAGCGCCGCGATGGGCGCGATCAACGCCGTGAAGGCAGCCGGCGGCCTCCTGCAGTTCGTCAAAGCGACGAACCTGGCGAAGGCTGCGCAGGCGGCTTTCAACGTCGTGGCGGGCTTGAACCCGATTGGCGCGATCGTCACGGCGATTGCCGCGCTGGTGGCCGGTCTCGTCTATTTCTTCACGCAGACGGAGACGGGACGCAAGGCGTGGGCCGCGATCACGGAGGAGTTCTACTCCTTCGTTGACTGGATTAGCTCGGCCTGGACGTCCACGATGGAGTCAATCTCGTCGTGGTGGACGGGCACGTGGGACGGCGTCTCGGGCTTTTTCTCGACCTATGTCGTCCAGCCACTGCAGACGGCATGGGATGCGATCTCATCGATATGGGATGGAATCGTTACCGTCTTCAAGACAGCGTTTGCAATCATTGTCGGAATCGTCCTCCTCCCAATCAAGCTCTACATAGAGGCGTGGGTGGCGATTTTCACCTGGGCGTATGACACCGTCATCAAGCCCGTGTGGGACGCGATCTGCCAGGCGTTCACGTCGGCGTATGACGCCGTCATCAAGCCTGTGTTCGAGCAGATCGCCGCCACGTGGCAGTGGATCGCGGGGATCGCCACCGAGGTCTTCACGGGGATTGTGTCGTTCCTGCAGGGCGTGTGGGACGCGATCTCCGGCGCCGTGTCAGCGGCATGGAGCGGAATCGTCACCGCCGTCACCTGGTACATCAGCAATGTGTGGAGCATCGTCTCCACGGTGTTCACGACAGTCGCGGGTGTCGTCTCCTCGATCTGGGACGGGATATCTTCGACGATTTCGGGCGTGTGGGAGTCCATCAAGACCGTAGCGAAGGCGGCGGTCGATTGGGTTTACAACTCCGTCACCGGCGTATTCTCGTCGATGTCGTCGAGTGTCTCCTCGACGTTCGACGGCATGAAGTCAGCGGTCGAGAGCGTCTGGAACCAGGTTAAGAGCGTCGCGGCTAAGCCTGTCAATTTCATTATTGACACCGTCTACACGAATGGCTTGAAGTCACTGGTGGAGACAGTCGCCTCGAAGATCGGCCTCTCGCTCACTCTCCCGACGGTCCCCAGGATCGCCGAGTACGCCGGCGGCGGTATCGTCCCCGGATACAGCCCAGGCCACGACACGATCCCAGCAATGTTGTCACCTGGCGAGGCGATCCTCGTCCCCGAGTTGGTGCGCCAGATCGGACCAAGCCGCATCATCGCGGCGAATTATGCTGCGTCGAAGCGCCGCCCCGGCGGTACGCCCGGCAAGGCTCCTGCGGGCTTCTCCGGGGGCGGTATCGCTCATTTCGCGGGCGGTGGCATCGCGGGTTGGTTCGCCGACGCGGCGAAGGGGGTCGCGGACTTTTTCGCGGATCCCCTCGGCTCTGTCGCGCAGCTCATCACCGAGCCTGTGCGGGCGCTGATGAAGGGTATCGCCCCGGGAGTCATCGGCGAGCTCGGCGTCGGCGGCGTTGAAAAGCTCCTGAGCGGCGTCGGCGATTACTTCAAGAAGAAGTCTGAGGAGTCCTCGTCGGCTGGGCTGGTGGGCGCCGCGATGCGCGCCGTCCAGATGGGCGTCCCATACGTGTGGGGCGGGTCAGCGGTCCCGCCCGGCCTGGACTGCTCGGGTCTGGTCTACTGGTCCGCCCAGCAGCTCGGCCTGGGCTGGCCGCGCCTCACCGCCGCAGGCTACCAGTCCGGCGCGACGCCGATCCCCTGGTCGCAGGCCACACCCGGTGACCTCCTCTTCTGGGGGTCCCCGGCCCACCACGTGGCGATCTACGCGGGCGGCGGCCAGATGGTCGAGGAACCAAAGCCCGGGTTATCCGCCCGCAAGATCGGCATCTGGGGGTCACCGACCGTCGGCAGGTACGGCGGCGCCCGCAAGTACGACCGCGGTGGCTGGCTCCCCGAGGGTGTGACCGCGGCCGTCAACCAGACGGGTCAGCGTGAGGCAATCCTCACCGCCCGCCAGTGGGCCGACGTCTCCGCGCTCGCGGCCTCCGGCGCGGCCTCGGGTGTCTCGCTCGAGGGCGCGCAGGTGCAGCTCGTCCTCGATGACGGCGCGCAGTTCCGCGCGCACATCGAGGACATCAGTACGGGCGTCCTCGCCCGCAGGAAGCAGTTCGCGGGAAGGAGCAGATAGTAGTGGTTCGCGTCAATCTGTGCCGAAACCCGTCGTTCGCGTATGCGCTGCGGGACTGGATGAGGATCGCTCCGGCCACGATCCGGATCGGCTCGGATCCCGCACCGTGGGGCGGACACACTCGCCAGTCCCAGCAGTATCTGGCGATCGACATCCCGACCGGCGTGCAGGGGCCGATCGCCACGCCGACGGCGGTCACTGTCGCTGGCGGGCAGACGGTTGCCGTTTCAGCGCTCGTGCGCACGAGCCCTGGCCTGGCGGTCGCGGTCACTCCCGAGTGGAATATTGGCGGCAGCAGGGTGGTCGAGCAGGTGCCCGTGCTGCTGGCGTCCAGCGAGGACGGGACCCGCCCGACGTGGGCGTTCACCGCCCCTGCTGGGGCCACCGCCGTCAGGCTGCGTTTCGAGGCTCGCACGACCTCCGACGCAGACCGGGGATCCATGCCAGGCCGGGTGGACGTCGACGACGTCATGATCACCGCAGCCGCAGACCCACACGAGGCGATCGCTGACGCCGCGACCTTCTTCGACGGAGACACCCCGCAGCGGCGCATCGGGTACGGTCGCCGGGCGCTCACACATGAGTGGACCGGCACTCGAGGGGCCTCGTCCTCGCGCGAGGTTGAGGCGGACCTGGATATGACTACCGTGCCGGTGGCGGTCGTGGAGGGGGGCCAGGCGGCGCGGGTCCAGGTGGTGATCCCATCGGCGCTTGTGCCTGTGGGCACGTCGTGCCGCGTCGAGGGCCTCGCCGACAACGGTTTCACCTGGGTCCCGCGCGGGGCAGTGTGGGACAGTGACGGCAGCCAGCGGGTGATCGGGGACCAGCTCGCCCCGATCAACACTCCGATCAGGTATCGGCTGACGTCCTCGGCGGGCGTCGAGGTCGAGACCACGCCCGTGGTGCGTGAGTACAGGGGGCTGTCGCTGATGACCTCAGCGGCGGGTACGCTCCCCGTTGATCTGCTGTGGCAGGGCACGGACCAGCGCGAGCTTAAACTCCGGGTCACGGAGCACGAGGTGCCGGGGCGGCCGACCCCGCTGGTGGTGTACGCGCCGACGGTAGGCGCGGGGACAGTGTCGGTGACGGCTCGCACGAATCTGCGTGATACGCCAGCCATGAGGGTCCTCATGGGGACGCCGACCCCGGTGGCCCTGTTCCATAACCCAGCGCGCTGCGTGCAGTGCAGGCTGGGGACGTGCGACGTCGACCTGGTCACGGTCATGGCCGTGACGTCGGCGTCGATGGAGCGCGCGCCCCGGATGGACGTGGCCGAGCGCACCTGGACGATCAAGGGCAGTGTCGTCGGTCTCCCGCAGCCGCGCACTCCGCTCGCGCTGTCGACGTGGCGCGACTTCGACGCCCGAGAACTGACCTGGAACGCTCTCGACGCACGACGCTGGTCGTGGGAAAAGTTCGACCGTACGATCTGGCAGGAGGACGCATGACAATGCTCGCCAGCCGCCAGGCCGACCAGATCCCCGCAGATCTGCTCGCCTCTGCCTACACGGTGGAGGCGACTGTGGAGTCGTGGCTGGGCTCGGAGTACCTGGGCCAGGTGCCCGTCGAGGACGGGTCCGTCTCATGGGACGCCTCCCAGCAGGTGCAGGGATCGCTGTCCCTGACGGTGCCGCGTGCAGGCGCTGTGGAGGGGCAGGACTGGCGCGACTGGGACCCCGTCGATCCAACCCACCCTCTGGCCTGCTTCGGGCAGGTGCTGCACGTGAGTCTGACAATCGGCTCCCTGATCGGTGGGGGCTGGTGGACCGTACCCCTCGGTCGCTTCCTTATCACGTCGGTGGAGCCGGGCTTATCGACCGTGAGGGTCACAGGCAAGAGTCTCCTCCAGCGGCTGGAGGAGGACAGGCTCACCGAGCCTATGGCGCCAGATCCGGCGGGGTCCATGGCGTCTGAGCTGCGACGTCTCGTCGGCTCCCGGATGGGCCTCATCATCGACCCGGCACTGCGGGACTACCCGTGCCCGTCGATGACATGGGGAGAGTCGCGGATAGATGCCGTGTATGAGATCGCTCGGGCCTGGCCTGCGGTCGTGCGCGAGGGCGGGGACGGCATCCTGTACGTCTCGCCGCCCACCCCAGACCCAACTTCGCGGCCGAAGTTCAGGCTGTCGGACGGGGATGGGGGCACCGTGGTAGGGGTAGCAGCTTCGGTGAGCCGCGATAAAATCTACAACCGCGTGGTCGCCAGAGGTCAGGAGAACACGGACGGGGGCTCTCCGTCTTTTCAGGCGATCGCTGATCAGATGATCGGCCCGATGCGCGTCGACGGGCCGTACGGCGTGGTCCCGCGGTTTTTCTCGTCGCCGCTCATCACGAGCGTCGCGCAGGCGAAGGAGACGGCGGAGGCGATGCTCGCCGATGCCGTCCGCAAAAAAGTCAAAATTCCGGTGGAGCATGCGCCAGATCCGCGCGTCCGCCTGGACGCTCACGTCGAGGTCGAAACACGCCCCGTCGACGGGGCGACCACCCGCACACTGTGGGGGGTCGTCGTCGCCTACGAGGTGCCACTGACATACAGGGGCACCCAGAAAACCGAGATCGAGGTAAGCGTATGAGCGCCCGCGTGATGGATCTGATCTCCACTGTCCCGGATGATCTGCCCCCCAGGTATGGGTCAGATCGGGCTGTCACTGCGGTCGCGCGCGTGGTCCGCCTCGTAGAGGGTGGGCGCTCCGTCGTCGTGAGCCTCTACGGAGGCCCGCCGCTGGAGGTATCGGCGACAGCCGTCAATTGGGCTGGCGCTGAGACAGCGCATGTCCTCCTCGATCCCGACACCGGGCGGCCAGTACACGCGCTCGGCCCAGCGTCCAGGCCCGCGCAGCCGCTCCCAGAGTGGACAGCACCCGCCCCGGAAAAACCGCGCGTACGGGAGGCAGTCCTCACCCCCGAGTGGGTGGGCACCTGGGACGGCACAGCATGGTCCAGGTACGGGGGTGGCGGGGCCTGGCAAGGCCGGACACCAGCCGGGCAAACCCTGCGCGGCCTGGCCACATTCGGCCGCCAGGCCGCAGCCCTCGGCCCCACCACCATCACCGCCGCATCCCTCGCACTCCGCACACACTCATCCGCCGCACCCTGGTCGGCCCAGATCGCCCCGGCCACCTACACCGACGCGGGCCCCGCGCTCGCGGGGGCGACGGTGAGTGTTCCAATCCCTCCTGCTGCGGGCAGGGTGGAGGTCGACATCGCGAGGATTGCGGATCTGCTGACGGCTCCTGGTGTGGGGCTCGCCCTGGTCGGGCAGGCCTACGGCGGGGTCCGGGCGGGCGGGGACAGCCTCAGCATCCGTCTCACCTACACACCCAGATAGGAGCCAACATGAGCTATATCGACCAGAGAGGGCACCGCGTGCCCTCTCCTACTGACCCGGCCCAGCGCGCCGACATTACGGCCCTGTCGCTATCGATCCCGTCGATTAGGACGGTGGTCTCGGAGACTGCGGCGGCGCAGTATGTCGCTGCCCTGCAGGGCGCGGGCGTGCAGAGCACCGAAACGGACCCAGCGTTTGTTTACCGTCTGGACACCGGGAACATTCAGTCTTGGGATGGGCGCGTGTGGGCCGACGTCACGGGTAAGAATTATCCGTGGGAGACTCTGCCGATGTCTACTGGCTGGGGTGTGGGCGGCGGCCACACCCCACGCATATGCATGAGGGGCGGCGTCGTCTACCTCTCCGGCGCCGTCATCACGGCAGGAGGTAGCCACGAAGATATTCTGACAATCCCGTCGAAATTCCGCCCATCGCGGGAACAGTTTATTGGCGCTAGCATCACCGCCAACGGGGCGGACTTCGATTCGACGTACGCGGAGCTGCGCGTGACGTCATACGGCAAACTCGCGATCAAGGACTACTCCACTGTGCGCATGGGGCACGGGTGGATTATCCCGGTATCCGCCTCATACGTCCCCTGGTGATCTACCAGGGGTTCCGCTGACCAGGCCCTCGAGGAGAGACCTCGAGGGCATCTCTATATCTACCAAAAGGAGGGCTATATGGGGCAGTACACCCCAGCCCATTACTACGAGGGCAGAAAGCGCCCCCTCCGTTTGATCGTGATCCACACGATGGAGGCCCCAGAAGGTGAAAATACGGCGGAGAATATCGCCGCTTACTTTGCCTCAGGCGCTGTCGTGGCGTCGGCGCACGCGTGCGTCGACCAGGACAGCGTCGTCGTCTGTCTGCCCATGTCAGACACGGCCTTCGCGGCTCCCGGCGCGAATGCCGATGGGTACCAAGTGGAACACGCGGGGTATGCGGCGCAGGACGCCGCCGGATGGGCCGACGCCGCATCCCAGGCCATGCTCCGCATCTCTGCCGCGCACACGCGCGAGATCGCGCTCGCGGCGGGTATTCCGCTGCGCCACCTGTCTGACTCCGAGCTGGCGGCCGGTGCCGCCGGATTCGTGGGACACGACCAGGTGTCCCGGGTCTATAAGCTCTCGGACCACTGGGACCCTGGGGAGAATTTCCCCTGGTCCCAGTACATGGACCTCGTCAACAACGGCGAGGCCGACCCCGAAGAAGAAACAACCGTCCCCGAGGAGGACTCCATGCATTTCATTAAGTCGCGCCAGACCGGCACAATCTATGCGGTCACGCCGACAGACGTGATCGCCATGAGCAACGCCAAGATCTGGCAGGACTTGGTCAAGGCGTACGGCCTGACCAACGAGTACGAGGTGGGCCTAGACGACGGCGACATCGCCGGCATCAAGGCGGACGCGGCGGCGCGCCGCGCACGCCTCGTCACCGAGGTCGCCGCGGCCGTCGGGAGCATCGACCCCGATAAGCTTGCCGCATCCATTGCCCCGGCAATCGTCCCCCAGCTCCTGTCTGCTCTTACGAACGCTGGCGCGGCTGGCCTCACGACGGATCAGGTCCGCGCGGCCGCCGAGCAGGCGATTCGCGCGGTGTTCGCCGACGCCGCGAAGGAGGACTGACAATGAACAGCCTCCTTCTTGGGCTGCAGTCCGATCCGTTCATCACCACGGTCGTCGTCGGCCTGGTCTGGCCGCTCGTCCAGGCGGCACTGGACAAGCCGTGGTGGACGCGCGGCCGCCGCGTCGGCCTCCTGGCCGTCGTCGCCACAGTCGTCACGGTGTGCGTCTGGATCTCCGGGTCCTACCCGGCGACCTGGCGTCTGCTCACCGCGCAGGCCGGAGTTTTCTTGGGCGTGGCCTGGTCTGTGTACCAGGTCCTCGCCACCATCAAGATCCACGGTGTGCCGATCATTAGCTGGATCGGGGCGGTAACACCCGGCGGGCAGTCGGTGGAGGAGCTGACAGGCTCCACGGAGCATGGCGTTGATTGATGTCATCGCCGACCCGAGGGTCGTTGCCGCGGCGGTCGCGGCGGTAGTTGCCGTGATTGGCGCTGCCGCCGCGGCGGTCGTCGCGGGCCTGCGGTACGTCGGCAGAAAATTCGACGCGAGGCTCGCCCACATCTCCGCGACTGCGTCGGAGGCCCGTGATGCGGCGCAGAGCGCGGATAAAGAGATAAAAAACAACCACGATACGAACGTGAGGGACGATCTCGATAAGGCAATCGAGACAGTCTGGGTCGTGTCTGACCAGATCGGAGCGCTCACGGCGCAGGTGAAAGAGCTGCGGGACCAGGGCGCACGTATGGTCGAAAAGCTCGAGACACAGAGCAAGAGTCTCGCGGACGTGAAAGCCCGTGCCGAGCGCATTGACGAGCGCGGGTCAAAGATCGCCGACGAGCTCCACGATGAGCGGACGTCGCGTGAGGCATCGCAGCGCACGATTGACGAGCATGCGCACGACGCGCATGCTCGCCTTCACGATCGCCTCGATAAGCTGGAAGAGAAGGTGGAGAAATGGGCACAGGCGTAACGGGGCGCGTTACGCGCCTGGACGGAGCACCGGAGACCATGGCGTACCTGACGGCGACGCTCGCGCTCCCGAGCGGGGAGACGACCGCGATCATGTCCGGAGGCCCTGTCAGTCGGGGAGCGGACCTGAGTGGCAGGATCGCCCTACCGCTCGACATCAAGACAGAGACGCGAGTGCGTCTGCGCCTGGCGGTGCCGGGGCGGACACTGCGCGAGGCGACAGTCACCCTCAAGCCCGGAGTTACCTACTCGCTTGCAAGTGTGTTCTCGGGCGACCAGACCCCCACGCCCTCGCCATCTCCGTCGCCGGGGGCGGAGATCTCCGGCGACGGGGACACCACTACCGTCGCCGGGGTCGTATCCGGTGATGGGGACACGATCACAATCGGAGGATGAGCATGGATGATAAGCCTGTCCTGTACACGAAGCAGGGTGCTGACAAGGCGATCGCGCGCGCGATCGCACCCCTCGCAACGAAGGACGAGCTCGCGGCTGCGGCTGTGGGCGGCGGGGTCGATCTCACCGACTACGCAAAGAAGGCCGACCTGGCGGGCCTGGCCACCAAGGCTGAGCTGGGCGGGTACGCGACGTCGAGCCAGGTCGCTGACATGCCGACCCGCGCCGACCTGGCGGGCCTGGCAACCAAGGCCGAGATCGCCGACGTCGCTCGCGCGTCCGACCTGGCGGGCCTGGCAACCAAGGCCGAGCTCGCGGGCCTGGCGACAAAAGCTGACGTGGCGGGCGTTTCCCATGTGTCCGACCTGGTGGGCCTGGCAACCAAGGTTGAGCTCGCAGATGCGCTCAAGAGCGCGGGCATCACGGTCTGCAGCACGGAGGCCGAGGCGCAGGCCCTCCCCGACGGTGCGCTGTATTTCCTGGCCGCGGGCGGCGCGCAGCCTCCGACCCCGCCGCCTGGACCAGCCCCTGCTGCAGGGCCGAGCGTCGTGACTGCGACGGCCGGCCAGGTCGTCGGCCAGGCGATCACCATCACGGCCGAAGGGCATGCCGGGGACAAGGTCCTGGTCGTCGTCAATACCAAGGCCGCGGGCGGCGAGGCGGCGAACGTCACTCTCCCGCAGGGGTGGGAGCAGCTCGTCGCACCCTACTGGGTGGGAACAATGCGATTCACACTCATCACGGGCCCGTGGACACCGACCGTAAACATCTCGCTCACGCAAAACACCGAGCTCGGCTGGGCCGCCGCCGTCATCCGAGGGGCCGCCGCCGTCGAGGTGGGGCAGGTCAAGAAACGCCAGGCGGAGCCCACGGAAACCGTGACGTGCACGGCACCGGCGCTCGCGGGCGAGGGCCTGGTCCTGGGCGTGGCGTGTGAGCGTACGAGCGCGGGGGAAACGCCCGAGCAGGTCACGGTGTCTCAGGGGTGGGAGAAGCTCGCATACGCCTCCCAGGAGGGGGCGAACTACCAGACGGTGGTCATCGCGAAGCGGGTGGGGACTGCGGCCGCGGACATGGTCGTTACGTACCCGAACGCGCAGGGGTCCAATGGTGCGGGTGTGCAGGTGATCGCCCGTGCCTGACATCCCTGTCGTCTATCGGCGTCGTCGCGTCGGCGGCGACGTGCCCGGGACGGTGCGCCTCCGGCGTCGCGCCGGTGGCGACGTCGCACTGTCGGTGCGCCGCCCGACGACGCCGGTGACTCCGGCGGGCGAGGACGCTGTGGAGCGCTTCCTGGCGGCTCGGCCGTTCTACATCGCCCACCGGATGGGTGGCACGGAGTACCCCGAGTTCACGCAGCAGGGGCTGGAGGCCTCGCTGCGTGCCGGGTTTAAGGCGCTGGAGGTCTCCGTGCGCCGCTGCGCCTCCGGCGAGTTCGTGGCGATCCACGATTGGAAGACGACGCGCACCGTGCCGGGGATGGACTACCAGATCTGGAACACGCCGTGGTCGACGCTCAGTAAGCTGCGTCAGGCATCGGGCCCGTTCCTGCGCCTGAGCGACATCGTCGAGCGGATCCCAGACGACGTCGTCCTTGCGATCGACCACAAGACGACGTCGTCCCAGGACCAGCGCAATCCTGGCGATCTGGCGTCCGAAGACCAGCTGTTCGATTACCTGGACACAGCGTTCGGCGGGCACCCTGAGCGCCGCGTGATCTGGAAGATTTTTGCGAAGGGCACGAGCGCGGCGCGCGCGAAGGCGCGAGGGTACAGGACGATGGCGATGCTCTACCCATCGGAGGTGGCGGCCGCTGATCTGTCTCAGTGGGATGTGATCGGGATGGAATGGAGCGCGGGCGCGGACGTGTGGAATCGTCTCAACGCATCAGGCAAGCCGACGATCGCACACATCATCACGAACGACTCGCAGGCACGACAAGCGCTCGCGAAGGGCGCGACGGGCCTCATGGCTTCGTGGCCCTCCATCGTCCACCCGTAGGCGTGTCCGCGTCGACGAGGAAGGCCCCCACCACCCGAGCACTGGGTGGTGGGGGCCTTTCTTTTCTTGTTGTCAGGCCTTGGCGGGGGCTGTCACTCCGACTCCGGGGTCGAAAGCCCAGTGATAGCTCAAGTGCCCGCAGTTTGCGAGCCAGTGGTTGAACTCAGAGTCGAGGCTGAGAAGGAAGCCCTGACGAATCATCCTGACGATCCACTTGAAGTCGGTAAGCTCGACGACCTCGCGCGGAGTCGGGTAGAAGTGAATCGACATCGGATCGGCTTCGTCGCCGTCGGCGCGGGCAATTTCGCGGCCGTCGTAGCTAATGGCGACGAAGAAGCCTGCGGTGGGCCGCGCGGGGCCGTTGAATGTCCAGCCGGGGCAGCCGGGGATATCGACGATGTCGCAGGTGGTCCATGCATTGTTGGCGGCTGCATTAAACGCTTGGGTGGCGGCGTAGAGGTCCATGGTGTTCTCCTTCGTTGAGTTTCGGGGGGCTTTTCCCTCCCGATGCATTAACTATACATCGAGGACGATGTATAGTGCAAGCTGGAATAACTGTGTTGTGTGCTACGTTTCGAGGTCGGTGCGTGCGCCCTGGCCGGGCCGCGAGGTGAGCCAGGAGTCGATCGTCTCGGGCGCCCAGCCGCGCATTGGCCCTGACGGCGTCGTGATGACGACGTCTGCAGGGGGAAGAAGTTCTTTGCGGATGTAGGAGCGAATGGTGGCGACGGCCAGGCCGGCGCGGGCGGCGAAGTCGGCGGCGCCCAGGTACTCGCGGGTCATGGGTACTCCTCAGTTAGTCCGTGTGATGATTTCGACCGGAATGTCCTGGTCGGCCAGGAGGGCGAAGGCGCGGCCTACGCATGCCTGGTACGTGGACAGGGGAAGTCTGGCTGCCCACTCGCAGCCCCGTTCGTACGCGGCTTGATCGACGTATGAGAACAGGGCGGTTGGGCGCGCGCGCACGTCCTCGTTCTCGTCGTCAGCGGGGGCCGTGAGGTCGTCGACGCAGTTGAGGGCCTCATCCTCAATGCTGCCGAGCAGCATGTGGATGCTCACGGGATCGCGCGGCCAGGTCTTGCCGATCTCCCATGAGCGGATTACCCCATCATTCACGTCGAGAAGGGCCGCTAGGTCACCAAGGCTCATACCTAGAGCTTTGCGGCGGCACCGTAGCCCGGCTGGTGTGAGCGGTTCGGTCAATTGGTCCTCCTATGGGTTGGCCCCCGCGCCGTCGGTTTCGGGCGCGGGGGCCTTGGGTTTGTTGATCAGCCCTCGGCAAGCCAGGCGTTCGTCTCGGCGACGTACTGGGCGACGGCGGCGGCAACATCAGGGGCGGGGGTGCGTTCGGCGGGGCCGTGGTAGCCGCCCCAGATTTCGGCAGGCCACTCGGCGCGGGGAATGTATCGCTCGATGAGCGGCCAATCCTGGGTGCGTTCGGTCGAGGCGCTGCCACCCTGCAGGGCGTCGTCGAAGATCAGCAGACTGATCTTGATTCCATCCTGGTATTCGCCGTAGATGACGGCGCGGGCGCCGTTATCGAGGTCGGCGGCAATGAGGGCGCCTTCGCCGTCGAAGCGCTCTGCCTTGGTCCAGGTCATGGTGGTCATTTCGGTATCTCCTTCGTTGAGTGTCGGGGGGCTTGTCCCTCCCGATGCATTAACTATACATCGCGCACGATGTATTGTGCAAGCCGGAATGAGTATGAGCTGTAAGATATGCGGCAAGCAGGGGCGAGACATCATAATGAATGCCCCGCCCCTGCTTCTGTACCCATCGAGTACCCGCACACTCAGCAAATTGGCGCTAGATCAACGATAGATGGGAATGTGTGGAGATGGGGGGAATCGAACCCCCGTCCGACGGCCGACCCCGAGGTCTTCTCCGGGCGCATCCTGCTATTGATTTCTTAGCTTGTGACGTCATGCAGGCCTGCTGTCAGCGAAGCTCAGTCGATGAAATGTCGGAGCGGACCCACCGACATGGCCCGCACCCAGTGGCCCCCTGAACGACGCCAGACACCAGGCTGGAGGCACCACCCGGGCTGACGGACTAAAGGTTCACGCGGCAATCAGGCGGCGAGAACGTAGTCGGTGCGGTTCTGTTCGGCACCTATTGGTTCGCACACAGCGTTTGCGAGTTGAGCGTGCGTTCTCGGCCCGCTTCCCCTCGATCGACGACCGCCGTCGAAACCGATCATCCCCTATTGAGTTCTTCAACTCACCGGCAAACAGACTGCCGGGTTGGCTCTTCAACGAAATCCTAAGACTCATCGAAGAACCGCTTCCAACCGTTCGGCCAGACATCCAAGAATAACCCCGCTTACGCGAAGTTTCAACAGCTAGCGCATTGCCAGCAAACGCAAGGTTTCAGCAGAAAGCGCACCACGCACGAAGCTGGCACCCGCTACCTGTACGCTACTTGTAGTTCGGTCGCTTCGTGTAGGCGCGCATCGCGCGTTCAGCTTCACGCTTATCCTGCGCCTCGCGCAAAGACTGGCGCTTGTCCCATTCCTGCTTGCCTTTGGCCAGCGCGATCTCAACTTTGGCGCGACCGCCGATGAAGTAGAGCTCCAGTGGGACGATCGTGTAGCCCTTGGCCTGCACCTTCTGGCCGATCCGCTCAATTTCTGAGGCGTGCAGTAGCAGCTTTCACTTCCGCGTTGGCGCATGATTGTTCCAGGAGCCCTGCGCGTACATCGGAATGTTCGCGCCGTACAGCCATGCTTCGCCGTCTTTGACCTCAACCCACGAGTCGATCAGCGACGCGCGCCCCATCCGCAGAGCTTTCACTTCGGTACCCGACAGGACAAGACCGGCTTCCCACGTATCTTCGATCAGATAGTCGTGGCGCGCCTTCTTGTTCCGCGCGATCGTCTTCTTCGCGTCCAA